TTGAAACGACAATGGAGATATCATCTTCATATAATATTCTGACAATTATTGAATGTAAAGATTGTAATCGTCCTACTTCTGTTGATGATGTAGAAGAATTCTACACGAAAATATCCCAACTAAAAGCACAAAAAGGCATTGTAATATCAAGACATGGATTTCAACAGGGAGCAATACAAGTAGCGGAGCATTATCACATTGGTCTAATCCGAATAAATGATGATGATTCTATGTTGACCATAGCAAATAGAAAATTCAAATCATATAAGGTAATTCGTTTAGTTTGTTGCATAGATTATTAAAATACACTCCGTTATCAATGCCTTCATCGTTAGCTGTTATCGGTAAACAGACCACCGGATATGCTTCCTCGAAAACTTTACCGAAACTTCGGAATGTATTATCATCATTCATCTCTCTGCCACAGCAGGAAACGGAAATCTGTCCACTGACAATTGGAAAAACCTTTTTATCGTACTGTATGTCATCCACCTTATAGACCCGGCGCGAACCATCAAGAAAGTATTTGAATAATGGAGGCATAGACATCATCTTTTCAGCCAAGGGGCACATGTCTCTCATATGAGGGTCATGTATACTCTCTGCAAATTCTTTCAGATTGATATATGAGTCTTCTTTCGCCTCGTACTCGATATTCGGGGGCAACATATTGTCATAACAATACTTGAACGACGCAAAGCATTCGCCTTGCGTTTCCTTCGCTATATAATCTAACAGCTTACCCATAACTCAATGCGTTATTGTTAAAATCACAAAAACATCGTCATATATACGGGGATATAGTCAATTCCTTGCTCGCGTTTCAGGTCTTTGGTGTAGATAACATACTTGTTCTGCACGCGGTCGGAGAACTTATCACAGAAAACATCCAACGAGGTATGCGATTTATAGCCGGATGACTTCACTTCAATCGGCGATATTTTATGCTCGTCTGCTATCAAGAAATCTATTTCATAGTATTTCTTTCCATCCGGGGTCGGTATCGTATGATAAAACAACTGCTTGCCGGCAGACCTCAACATCTGGGCTATAACATTCTCATAGACATAGCCTAAATTAGCGCTGAGTTTGTCGTTCAGCAGTTTTTCATAAATAATGTTATCCGTAAAGTCCTTGTCCTTGAAAGCCAGTGTTACAAACATTCCGGTATCGGATGCATATATCTTAAAGCGTTCATTATCCATCGTAAGAGCCAATCCGACATTCGGGTCATTGGAATGATATGCAACATTTGCAGACATGAAATTATTCATCATTTTAACGATGCCTGCAACTCGCTCTGCTCTTTCGCCGGGTATAGCCGATGCTATTTGATACCGCGAAGCATTCTTACTTAATTGTGCAGGTATTGCATCGTACAATGCCGTAGCTCTGCCCGTATTATCCAACTTCCAAAAATCCTCCTCGTACAGCGAAACAATATCCCGCTTTACTAAATCTACTGCTCCAAGATTGTTCGTCTTGATATACTCTGCTACTGCTTTCGGCATACCTCCGACCAACATATACAAGCGGAAATCGCGCATCATTCTACGATGAACGGCATCGCCTAACGGTATTCGTTTTTCAAATGCCGTGCGCAGCAACGGTATCGTGGCGGTATCGCCTAACGCCCATCGAAATTCTTCATAGTCCATCGGAAACATATCGACCCGCGTCTCCTCGCTCGGCAGCAGGATATCCTGACTGCTTTTGTGAACGGTAATGAGTGAGCCGGTTTCGATATAGTCGTATCGACGGTCTTTAACCAAATGTTTGATAGCCTGACGAGCCAAAGGAGCCTTTTGTATCTCATCGAATATGATTACCGACTTGCGCTCAATCAATTGCACCCGATAGATAAGTTGCAGCCGAAGAAATATATAGTTCAAGTCTGATATATCATTAAAAAGCTCCTGCACTTCTGCCGGTGCAATGGCAAAGTCGATGAGAATGTAGGACTCATACTCATTTCGAGCAAACTCTTCTGCAAGTGTGGACTTTCCGATTCGTCTTGCTCCTTGTATGAGAATTGCGGATTCTCCGTTCCGCTCCCTCTTCCATTTGAGCAATCGGTCGTACATCTTACGCTTGAACAATATAGTATCTTTCTCCATAGCCGTTGATATATAGCGCAAATATAGTGCTTTTGTTGGTATCCGCCAAATGTTTTGCGCATATTTTGTCAATTTGCGCTAAATGTTTCGCACCCATTCCGACAATCTCCGCTGTTTTTAACTTTGCAATAGCATATTCCATCAAATTGCCGCGTGTTTAGGATAAAATTATAGTGGCTATTCTTGATCCCCCAATAGCCACCTACGTCATAACAATACATAAATACATTTGAGTTATCGCATAATTCAGTTATCGTCATGCTTGTTTCAGCGTCAGTTGCCAAGCAATTATTTTAGATTTTCAACGGCTTAATACAACCGTTTGAGGAATAAACATTTAACGGAGTATTTGAGAAACAGCGGTAACGAGTTGGCAACCGTGCGAATTTCAGTGTTTTGCGGTGCTATGCTGTCAAATAACTCGTGACAAAGGTACAAAATTTCGTGGATTCTAAGTATCTATTTCCATAAATAATATATCTTTGGAGGTATACTGGTATTAATAGGAATCAGCAATAATCATCAATAGAATCTCCTCCCGTCCATACTAACCCTTGTGCAAGAGTAAATTGCTTTTCTGCCCCTTCCTTTGTAAAGAACGTGTGTCCTGTATGAACAAACAGGCCATCTTCATAAGTGATTCTTGCGAGTGCATAGCGTTTGATAGCGGCATCACCTTCGGACGACTCGGTCATTACATATAGAGATTGTCTGTCTTCGGAAAATCCGCTATTGATTATCAATGATGCACCATATTGATTTTGAGCAAAGACCTCTCTTCCTTTTAGGTTTTCGGCATAGGTGGCAAGTGGAGTATCGCTGGTCTCTTGTGGAGTGCATGGAAATTCGGAGGGCGTGCGCCAGTTGCGTTGTGCTGCTCCAGGTGTTAATGACATGATATAATCCGGTTCTTCGGGTGTTTCTTCGATAGGATTATACTTGGTAGATAATGGTCGATAAATCCACTCGCCCATTGAACCACCTGATGACTGTTTATCGCTCGCTGCCCATTCTAACAGATTTTTCAAACACTGGTCTCCCTCCTCTTTAGTAACAGTCCGCATCCATCCGAAACCGGTGTTGGACTGAATCATATCCCGATATTTTTCAGGATTGGCAAGGAATTCTTCTGCGCTACAATCACAGATATATTCAATCTTCTTTCGTGAAATAGGATTTAACAATACGTTTTCAAGTCTTGTAAGCCAGCGTAAATTCTCTATCCGATTATTCTGACGATTAGTATCTATATGGTCAACAACGTATATTTTCGTGTCACGAACCCCATAAAACGCCATTGCAACAATGATATGAACACGTGCCGAACCAATCTCCATATACCCCGTTTTGCTATTGGGCTTACCGAAAGTCCATTGGCAATCGGTAGGTCGCGGTCTCTTGCCTTCACGGGGATGCCGCCACACAGCTCCATTATCACGGACCGAGTATCTCTCGTCTTTGTAAATACATTCTTCTTCTCGAATATAGTCGTTGACGCTTGGTTTCATATCACATATCCTTAAATGGTTTATTTACTCAATTACGACAGCAGGAACAGTTTTAACCATTTCGTTTTTAGCGGTGTATCGATACGTTCCTATCTGCCTTGCACATTTATCTGAAGGAATTTTGATTTTTTGCTCATCATAATAAGATTTGTCATCGTAATTGATAAGCAAAACTAATATCCTATCAGAATAGAATAGTCCACCAGTCCATGCCAATGCAGCATTCGGTGCTAGAACTTGCATAACTTCTATTTCACCAGAAGTTGTTATGCATTCCCCTTTTTCAGAAAACAGCGTAAGCCCAGGAAAACCATCATTGGGTTGATTTGCAGTGCTAATCAGCATAGCGACCAAAATTGTTGCTACAATTCCTGTGATGAACCCACTGATAAACAATAGTGCCTTTTTCATGATTATATTTTTTAGAATTTTTCAATCCATCTGTAATCATCTCCTTTTGTACTCCACTGAAATTTCCACATATCACCTGTATTATCGTTTATAAGATAGTATTGATACATACTTGTTAGTGGCTGAATAGAGAATATACACCTTTCGTTATTTTCTACTAATTCGTTTTTATTGATAGGAATACAAAATAGGTTGTCTAAATCTTGTGTGCTATATTGGACTTGCCATAGTCGCCCATTATATGAGTCCAACAATATGAATGTCCACATATTTTGAGTAGCAAACATCTGAAATCTATTAGTCCAATTTGAAGATTTTTCCGGATATGCAAGAGAAAACATATTGATAGGTGCAGCAAACATATAGTCTTCGCCCTTGACGCTAAATTGAACTTGCCAATTCTTACCTGTATATGTATCAAGCATTATGAAAGTCCACATATTCTGTGTTTCATAAAGGCGAAATCGTCCTTCTCTATCTCCTAAAACTTCTCTTGAACTACAAACTTCCCAAGACTGACCATCATCTTGAATTTGTTGAACTTCACCTGTCATCGTATTTAAACGAAGTTGATTATGGTAGTTCTGAGTCTTATACATCTTATATACTTGAGCATACGATGTAGCAGCGACAACCATAAAAGCAAGTAATACAAAAAGTTTTCTCATAATCAATTGTTCTGTTTATTGAAAGTTAAATATCCTCTAAATCTTTTTGGATTTTTGTTTCTACATTTTGAGTATCACGATAACGAATTACGACCATACCCTCATAGACGCCAGAAGTCTTTTCTATTGATAATTCTATATCTCCACCTGTTACCTCCCATGCACTGCCCCACACAACTGTCCCTTGATGAACTTCTGCCATTAAAGCGGTATTAGAATCTGAGTGAGCCGGATTCTTTTCTTTTGAGATAGTTGGGTTACCATATTTGCGAGTATATAAATCCTTATAATAACCGTAAGTATTAACAAGTGTATTCCATTCACCACTTGGGTCAAATAACACGGCTACAGCAAATACACTTTTACCATCATCAGTGGCTGTTACGCCTATAGTTGCATTACGACCAGTAAAATCTCCCATAAACAATGCAAGATTGTTTTCTCTGCCAATAGATGTAAATCCTTTGCTTTTTAACTTTTGACAGAATTCAGTCATACTTCCCTCAATGGGAATTCCTTTAAAAGTAAGATGTTCCGCACCGCTTTGAGCATACGATGTCAAAGTAATTACCATAAATGCGAACACTACAATAAGTTTTCTCATAATCTGTTGTATTATTTAAAATCGTTTATTACTAACATAATCCAACCAACGAAGAAAGCGTGGCACTGCGATGCTACGTCTTAGTTCGGAGGTCCTGAGAAAACCTTGTGTACAGATATAGTAATAGCAGCCCACGCTATAGCGTGAGAACCACTATGCTACCCTTGTACACAATTCAGAAATTTCTCAGGTTTCCGTTCTACAAGATAAGCATAACGCTTCTTCTTTTTCTTATGTCTTGGAAAGAGTTGCCCCAATCCGAATACAAAAGTATAAAAAATCCGTGATATAGTATTCAACTATCACGGACTTTATTATGATTTACAGCTTAATACCTCGATTTTGTTTTCTTGTCGGCATTCCCAATGTTTCCATGAACTCGTCTTTCTTTCGTCTAAACCAACTGACATGCGAAACACCGTCTATATTGAGGTCAAATCTCTCCTCCGCATTCTGTTTGAGAGAACAAACCGCACCATCAGCCTTGAAGTGTTGGTTGAACTCACGAGAATAGAGTTCGCCTTTAATGGGAACATCCTTGAACGTGCATAGTTTTCTAATGATGGCATCGCCAAAGTTCAGAGTTTCACGAAGGAACTTTATTGTCGGTATCAGCTTCTCCACATACGGAAAGTAGCGTTTGACGAAATCCACGAACTCGGACAACTTGCGGTTCTGTTGCTCGTATGCACTTTTCATGTCCTGCATCTGTTTGACTTGCCATTCCTCTCTTTGTCGAACTTCATCTTCAAGTTCAGAAATGCGATTTTGTAAGACTGCATTTTCCCTTTCCAATGTCTTAACCTTGTTACTGCCGAAAAGAGAACCGACACTTTCAGCGATGTTGGTCGCTGCTGTTGTGGCTGCGCCTTTCAGTTTTTCTGTTTGGACTTCTTTCTTGGCTCGCCTGAGTTCTTCCTGTGCCGTTTCCTTGCGGTCTTGGAGTTGTCCTATGTCTGTTCGTAACTGTTCCGTCTGCTGCACCAAATCACGGTAATACTGCCGTGTGGAGATATGCCTTGCTTCCGAACCATCAATGCCACGCTGTAATCCGTAACCGTTCATGGCTTGAGCGTAGGTGTCCTGATAGGATTTGAGTTTGGCACGTGTCATAATATCATCGGCACACAGTCGGGCTGTATCTGTCGGCTTCTTGCGGTATCGCTTCTTAACCTGTTCCTCTTTCTTCTTACGCTTGCGCTCTCCCTTGATTATCGGTACAAGGGTGGCATGTATGTGCGGTGTCTGCTCGTCCATGTGCAGGACTGCCGACACGATATTCTCCCTGCCGAATGTGTCGGCAAGGTATTTCAGGTTGTCGCTGCACCACTCGTCAAGTCTGCCCTCGTTGGTGATGCGTTCCATATCATCATGAGTTCCCGTTAGCAGGACACGGATAGCCCTCACTTGGTTGTTACCGATTTTGCGTGTCAGTCCTGCGGTGTCCAATCGGTACTGTATGGCTTGTGTCCTGCTTTCCACACCATCAGGAAACCTTATCAGTTCCCGATTGAGGTGCGTCCTGCTCTCATCGGCATTCTTCGGTTTGATGGTACGCTCTATGTGCGCTGACATGGCGGCATCCGTTCCGCTTGTCTTTTCCATGTGTAATACTGCATAACCCATATAATTAATCCTTTCTTTTAGCTTGTGAAACAATGGTTGATGGTTTACTTCTGTACGGCTCTTGCCGTTGGTTGGGGAGTGTTCAGAGAGGTGCAACCTCTTTGGCTTATTGGGGAATTTTCAGCGTTGTTTGCAATGCGGCTTGGAAAATTCCCTAATAAGCTACGGTATTTTCCCTCGGTAAATATCCGTGCCGCTGCAAACGTGCTTCCCTACATTTTCAGCCCTCGCTTTTTCGGTGGCTGCATCATCCGCCTTGCGGATTGGACTTGTTTCTCCTGCTTTATCGGTTCTGCCGATTGGGACAAGGGCTTACCGCACAGGTAGTCGTTCAAGTCCTTGTAGTCACGATAATATAGCGACTTGTCAAGCAAGCGTTCCCCGAACTTCGCCTTTAAGGTCTCATAGGCGTTCCGTCCTGCCGTGTCATTGTCAAGGAAACTGCCAATCTGTGTATAGTTTGTCAATAGGCTTTCCACCTTTGCAAGATTGGAAACGGAGTTGAGTATGATATAGTCCTGCGTGGTCAGTCGTGGATATTGCGGATTGTTCTTTATTCTAATGGTAAGGAACGAGAGATAATCCATGAAGCCCTCAAACAGATAACACACATTTCTCGGTTCGCCCTGTTGTCGGATATGGGTGATGTCTTTCGGGGCGACACACCCCTTGAAATATCTGTTGCGCACTTCATATCCTCCTGCCATATTCGGAAAGCCGATGGCAAAATAGGGTTTGTCGGCATTCATAAACCGTAGTTCCTTACACTCCCTTTTGGCGAGTTCAATATTTATTCCCCTTTCTTGCAGATAGGCGATGAGCGCAGGGGAAGATAACTCGCCAACCCTTAAACCTCGATAAGTGCGGTTGTCGGATTGTTGCGCACTAAAAGAGAACGATGCAGGGCGGATGTATGGTGTCCGTTCCTCTATGCGTTTCAACAGACAGGCTACATTTTCCGTATGGTAGAGTTCCGCAGCCAATGCGATGATGTTGCCGCCTTTGCCAAGTCCGAAATCATACCACCTGTTGAGTTCGGTGTTCACTTTGAAAGACGCGTCCCTTTCCTCTCTCAGCGGTGATTTGTACCAAAGGCTGTTGCCCTGTTGTTTGACGGGCATATAACCCAGACTTTGCAGATAGTCCGCAATGCGTATGTTCTTTGCTTCTTGTGTAGTCATAGTTTTCCTACGGATTTAATGATGATTGTAAAAACGATGAATTGTTGAACGGGTAATGTAATCCGCTTATATACAGAACTGTATTTGCTCAACATCTTCTCAACAAACCACCCGCCAAAAGAGAAACCGACAATCGTGTGTTGTTCCTCTCTCAACTTCTCTTTTCGATTGTTGAGATTTTGTTGAAAGTGTATATTACTCATTACCAGTATGGTTATATACTTATTCATCAATTCAACAAAAAAAGAATGGTATTACAGGGATTCAAGTTGTTCTCTTGTGACGGTATAAAACCGCCCGACCCTTTTAACAGGCTCATACCGACATTCCCGGTTATAGTTCAGTTGGTAGGTGGTATAGGTCAGTCCGTTGGATGCAGGGGTAAGTTTCCAGCACTCCTGCAATACTTTCCTGACTTGGTGTTTCTCCACCTTTACTTGCGAATGTACCAGCAAAAGAAGAATGTCGTTGTAGCAGAACGAGAATGTGTCCGTGCCGATACTGTCCATAATGTCAAGTATCAGTTCGTGCATCTCTATCTCCAATCGGTTGCGGTTGCTGCGGATTATCTTCCGCAAGGCTTCTGTATGTAATAATGACGGAGCGAACCACATTCGGCTTTCCTTTTCGGTGGAAAGCTGCCTGTGTTGCAGGAAATAGAGAAAGGCGGGTATCTCCTCTTTCAGCTTTTGCAGGAAGTCTGTATCGTCCGACTGCAAGCGGTCAATTTTCCGCACCCAATAACGTGTCTCCCCTGCGTCTATGATTACGGGCAGATACTCGTTGTTGGAACATAATACGAACTTGGCAAAGAACGCTATCTCATCACGGTCTTTGCCTTTGGCTTCCACCTTGTAGGATAATGTAGTACTCAAGTTTTTCAACCGTTCGCTGTCCTCTCTGCGGTTGAGTAGCACCTCATCAACCACGATAAGGAGCTTTCCAGCCCAATCAGAATTGAATTGGCTGCGAAAATCCTCGTTGGTGTTGAAAGTGACATTGTTTTGAAATAGGGCTTTCAGAAAGTTCAGAAACGTACTTTTGCCTGTATTGCGTTCTTCCGACACCAACAGCAGGATAGGCAATTTTTGAATGGGTTGCAGGTAGAGCAGTTGCAGGTAGTCCATGCCAAACTCGTATTGCTCCCCGAAGATATGATGCAGCAATGAACGGATAGAGGGAAAATCCCCCTGTCGTGGTACATGGTCTATTGGCTCATAGAGGTTAAGGAACTTGCCGACTACGGGGCGGTAGCCGATATGTTCGGGTACGGTGCAGAAGCCGTCATACTTGGGAACGCTGCCGATGTAGTCCTTGCCGTAGTCTTGGCGCAGGGTCTCGTTGTTCCACGCTATGCGTTTCCTTATATACCATCCGTTCAGTTTGGGTTGCTCCACAATCTTGTAAAGCGTTGTCCCCACTCGGATGAATTCTTCCTTTGCCATGCCGTCATCCGATGGCGGTCGGTGGCTGTCTTGTAGTTTGTAAACTGACATAATCAAATGGTTTTAAGTTTGAAAAATATCAGCTACAAAAGTATAAGCATTTAATGTATAAGTTGTTATGCAAAATATAGCAGAATGCGGAAAAAAGTTTCTCGAAACAAAAAAATTCAAAGGTTTGGGGCTGGAATCGGATTAGGAAGATGAAAAAACTCCCGAAAAACGAATTGTCGGATTGCGCTTTTCGGGAGAAAAATCAGAGTGCCTGTTTATACGTTTATGACAATGGTATGCCATTTGTCCTGCCCATATTCAGCGAAAAGAAAACGGTTTGTTTTTCTTTTCGCAAGTACAGTCTTTTCAGAATGGCATTGCGCACTTGCTCCGCTCCGAATGTTCCGATGCGGAAAGCGAGGGCGATTATCGTTTCAAGATTGTAAACCTCCATGCTGCAATTATCGGATATGCATATGGTGCGCCTTATCCCGTACTCCTTTAATGCGCCACTCTTGCAAAGAGCCTTTACCCCTGCCCGAATGGTCGGGGCGGTTACACCGAACAAATCCAACAACTCGGCTTCGTTCATCCATACATCGGTTATATCTTTCGGCATAACTACATTGCCGAACTCGTCCATTGTGATGATATTTCTTTCCTTTTTCATTTCCGTTTGATTTTAGGGTTATTGAATGGCGTTGCAAATGTTCTTTTCCATATCCTCCAGCCTGTGCGACAAGTTTTCCATGTCCTGACTAATCTTTTGGGCGGTTATCTTTGCGTAGATTTGGGTTGTCTTTATGTTGGTGTGTCCCAAAAGTCGGCTGACGGTTTCAATCGGTACTCCGTTGGATAACAGGACGGTAGTTGCTGCCGAATGTCTTGCCACATGATAGGTCAGACGGACTTTTATACCGCACAACTCGGCAATGGATTTCAACTTTTTGTTGCAGGTGGTGTTGCTCGGCATGGGAAATACCTTGTTGTCCCTTGTCATGCCTTTGTACTTCTCTATTATCTTTCGGGGAACATCCAACAGTCTGATATTGGATTCCGTGTTGGTTTTCTTTCTTCGGGTGATAATCCATAGATTGCCGTCAAAGAATGTTTGCAGGTTGTCTTCCGTGAGGTTCTTGACATCGGAATATGCCAACCCTGTGAAGGTGGAAAAGATGAACAGGTCTCGGACAAGCTCGTGTGTCTTGTCGGGCATATCGGTGTTCATCATCGTGTGTATCTCCTCCTTTGTGATATATCCCCTGTCCACGCTTTCGGGCGAATTGATATATCCTGCAAATGGATTGAACGGCAAACGACCGTCATTCCTTGCTATGGAGATAATGTGTTTCAGCACAATCATGTATCCCCAAATGGTATTGGTACGGCATTTCTTCTCCGTGCACAAAAAATACTCGAAGTCGTTGATGAATGTGAGGTTCAATTCTTTCAGCGGAATATCCTCACGCTTGTAGGTATGTGACAGGAACTCACGGATGTGCTTGCAAACGGTAACATAACGCTGGAACGTTCCCTTTGCCCTGCAGTGTCCCACTTTCTTGGAAAACTCGGTGTTGTGTTGCTCGAAGAGTTTTAGCAGGGTTTCCTGCTTGACACCGATACCGAGATAGGCATCCTTGAGTTTGGCGGCAGTAACATATCCGTCCGTCTGCATCAGTTCCTGATAGCGACGGTTTACTTCCACACGGATTTTATCAACGGCAATGTTGATTCTCTGCGCTTCGGCACTTTTGCCCGAAGCACGGTTGTTCTTCACGTCCCACAGCCGCAAGGGAACATCCATCTTGCAACTGAACTGTTTAATCTCTCCGTCCACCGTAAGGCGGCACATTAAAGGCAGGTTTCCATTGGGTTTCTCACTGCCTTTCTTCACATAGAACAAGACCTTAAAAGTACTTCTCATAACTCACACTTTTTTGGTTACAAAATTAATTTATAGTGAGTTACCGACAGATATGACAAATGACGCCAAACGATGCAAAATTTAGGTTTCGCAAAAAAATTGCATCATCACACGGGTAATGATGTGGTAACTGAACTTTTGCGTCATTTGTCTATATTATGTTTTTCTTTGGCTTTTTGCCGAGAGAAAAATATAGCGTAACGAACGCTGGTCCAGTCCATTCGCTACGCTTTTCTCAAATTTACTATTTCGCTATGTGTTTATTTTAAAATATAAAACTCTTATTTACCCTACTATAATTGATTGAGGATGTTCGGTCGTCCCGACTGAAGAGATTTCCCCATTTCCATATTAACCACTCTCCGCCTTATACTGGTCGGATTTGAGATTGGCTAATGTCAACTGACACGCTTGTGATGATTCACATTTATCTTCCATTTGCAAAGTTGATCCAGCTTGCCTGCTGTACAGCCCGACAACAGTCGGGGGAGCCTAATACCCCAACAAACATTCGTTGTCGGGAGTGCTGCCATTCAATCTGCAAGCAGAGGCGGTGTAATTGTCCGATATTAGGCTGTCGGGATCTGGCAGAACAAATGAACAAAGGATATATTCGCAGCCGGAACAACAATCATTCATCATACGACGAAAATTTGAACGAGAAAAGGGAACAGAAAAAAGTTCACAGCGCGATTTTGAACCGACTAATAGCCGGCTATATTTAGGGCTATATATTCAGCTCGCAAAAAAGGTTTATTTTCTTTTTCTCCTATACGCCCCCGTAGTAAAGTAAACCGTTTTCCGAACCGCTCTCGATTCCGAATCAATCGAACAATCCGTTCACCAGATTCACCGCTTCGTCTTTCTTGCGGTTGATGATTTTGGCGTAAACCTGCGTCATCTTCACGTCCGTATGCCCGAGCAATTTCGAAGTCGTGTATAAATCTGCACCGAGAGTCAGCATCATCGTGGCGAACGTATGCCTCGCCGTGTGGAACGAAAACCGCTTGTCGATTCCCGCCGCTTTCGCCCATGGCTTGAGCAGGATGTTGATATGCGTTGTAGAGGGCAGGTCGAACACTGCATCCTCCGCCATCTTCTCGCCCCGCTCGGGCATCCACCGTAACGCTTCGGGCGAAAGCGGGAGGTAAATCGGCTCTTTGGTCTTCTGCATCACGACCTCCAACCGATACTGTCCATTATCCGCATAGACGTTGCCCCATTTCAAGCCGATTATATCGCTTATCCGCAGTCCGCAGAAGCAGGAGAACAGATAAGCCTGTTTTACCGCCTCGTTCTTCATCGGGGTGGCGATCAATGCCCGAAGCTCCTCGATAGTCATATACTCCCTTTTGCTTTCGGGACGGTGTATCTTGTCCGAATTGCCAATTTTCGTAAAGGGATTCAGTTTGATCACGTCGGCACGGACAGCAGCGTTCAATGCTCCGTTCAGCACCCGGTAATAGTTCTGTGCCGTGAATTTCGAGACGGGTTTTCCTTGCGGACGATATTCCGTCAGAAGGTAGTCGATATATCCCTGACAAAAGGTTTTGTCCACCTGCCCCATCGTTACCCGTTCGCCTGCATAGTCTTTCAGTATTTGGATGGCTACCTTGATTTGGTGTCCGTCCTTTTTGCCTCGTTTCTGCTGGTTCTCCATGTAAGTATTCATCCAATCCAGCAATGAAACTGTTTCCTGATTGTCGGCACGCTTGATTCCTGCTTCGCCGTTGGTCAGTTCGATGATGCGCCGAGACTTGATCGTATTGGCCGCCGTCATGGTCGCTGCATTCCGTTTGCGGGCATTATCGTCCGTTTCGGGGATGATGTACATCTTGAGATATTCATACGACCGCTTGCCGTTGCGGTATATGTCGAGATACAAACTTTTGCTGCCGTCGGCCAATTCTTTCATCCGAAGACGG